ATATGGACCGAGGATGGCAGGCTGGTTACAAGGAGCTGCGAATGTAGCTAAACAAGCTTACACTAATCCATGGATAAGAACTGGTCTTGGTGCTGGTATTGGTTATACAACTGCAGATCCAGGACAAAGAATGCAAGGAGCTATACGTGGAGGAGCTGCAACGGGAGTAATAGGACCTGGTGGTTACGCTGGAGCATCAGGATTCGTTGGAAATCAGATGGCTAGGATTCCAGGTCTTGCACCAACTGTTGCACAAAACTTAGCTACAGTAGGTGTACCTTTAGCTGGTATGCGTCTTCTAGCAGGTCAAGGAAGCGGAGCACCTAACCCAGCACTTGCTGGAGGCATTTCTCAAACTGGAGGAGGAGCTAGAGATTTAGCAGGTAGTCAAATACTTTATAACGCACAAGGTGAACCAGTTTCAGTTTATGGTCCTTCTGTTCCTCAAGGATATGGTCAATTTGGTCCTCCAGGAAACACTCCTTACCTGAGCCAGCCTTGGGACAATATCAATCCTTTAGGTCCACTTTCAATGAACCTATTGATGTCCAATAGACAAGCGCAGACCATGGCAGATAATATAAACGTTCTCGCACCAACTCAGATGAAGTACGCAGAAGAGAGAGCAAGAAGAGAGTTAGATAGACAGCTAGTAGCTCAACAAGTTAGAAAGAATACTGAGCTTGCTGCACAGATGACAGCTAATCAACAAGTTAATGCATTGAATATGGGTATGAAGACACTGGACGGGGTTACTCAAGCTATTAATGCTAATCCAAGGTACTACTAATGTTTAGTCCTTACTCTGGAGGATATGGAGAATATGGTGTTTCTGCTCCTAGAGTAGTAGAAGTCCCTGTGCCTGTTCCTGTACCTTTTCCAATGAAAGGTACAGTGACGGACCCTGGAATGACTGGGAGGAATGTAGATCTTTCTGAGCCATTACCAGCACCTACTGTAGAAGCACCAAAAGATCTTTTTGGTGAACAAGATGTAGTTGATGGTAGGTATGTAAGTAAAGGCCGTTCTATTGGTCTACCTCGTGTTATTGATGGTTTATTAGATAGCGTACTTGGTTTAGGTGGGATAAAAACAGATTTTGATAGAAGAGGAACGTGGGGAGGAGGAGAATCATCTTGGGGTTATGGCAAACCAGTTGAATCGGTAAAACCTAAAGGTCCTACTGAAGTACTTAATCCATCTACTTCTCGTACTTCTGATCAGCCAATTAGTCCATATTTAGATCCAAGATGGATAGCAAATAGAGATAACTACATGAACATGATACAAGACCGTGATATGCGTCGTAGTCTTGCTTATTATGATATGTATGCAGATCGTGCTTATCAGAATAATTTAAGAAATCTCGCTGCTCAAACTCCATGGATAAAAGACGCTGCATATTTCAGAGAAGCTTTACCATCTAACATTGAAAACTTATCCGCATCAGCACAGCGTAGATACTTAAATGCAACGCAAGCAAAAGTCAACTTAGCGGAAGCTGCCGCTATTCCAGCTAGAGAAGCTATCAAAGCAGCACTAATGGGTCGATTCCAACCAGGTAATGTAGCTCCGGCGACTATTGCAAATCCAGGTTCTTATAGTCCAGGTTCTTATAGTGCCTAACTATTTACTAAACTTAGAATAAGGAGAATTTAGAAGAAGTTATGGCACAAGTAGCAGGTCAATTAGCCGTTGCAGCGGGAACATCTTTTTTAAAGAATAAATTAGGTGGTGGAGGAAGCTCTGGAGGAGGTGGTGGTCAAGCGACTAGCGGTACTAAAGATGCTGGATCTGAGATGTACTATCCTGATCTACCAGGTATAACAATAGCTGATACAAAAGTTGGTACTTTACCTGATACTTCTTTACAGCAACAAGCAGCGTTGTGGGATATAGCTAATAAGCAAGCTGAATATAATCAATATGTTTCAGCCGCATTGGACAGAACCCAAAGAGAGTTTTACACAGATCAAGATATTAGAAGACAACGTGCAGCTGGTACAGAATCTAGATTAAATTATATGGTTCAAGGAGAGCAAGCTCGTGCAGGACAGAGAATAGGAGGACAGGAAAGAAGAGCAGAATTAGCTGAGAGTGGAGCACAAAATAGAGCAGCAGCAAGAGTTGCAGGTCAAGAGCAAAGAGCAGGGTTTGCAGAACAAGGTTCTCAACAAAGAGCTAGTGCAAGAGTTGCAGGACAAGAACAACGTGCTGGCTATGGAGAACAAGGTACTCAACAACGAGCATCCGCTAGAGTTGCTGGTCAGGAGCAACGTGCTGGCATGGCAGAACAGGGGACTCAAACTAGAGCATCTGCAAGAGTAGCTGGTCAAGAGCAGAGAGCAGGTATGGCTGAGACTGGAACACAACAAAGAGCCACAAAACGTGTAGAAGGTCAGGAAGTCCGAGCTACAGACTTGCAAAGAGAGCAGTTCCGTCGCTATAAAGAAGCAAGAGATTACGGTCAAGCACAATCGGCGTACAAAGCATAAACAAATGGGTTGATGGTCTTTCTGATAAAGATCGTGAATCCTTCTTAGCGTTCTGCAAAAGAACAGCTTCTCCTATACAAATTTATTTATATTCACGCTTCCTTGGTTTTCAAGGAAGTATTGTTGAATGTGATGACTGGTCACAAAAGAAATTTAAAAAACGTAATTTTACTGCTGTATTAGAAACAGAAATTGATTCTATGCAGCAAGATATTTCTAAGTTACGTGATGCAATAGATATGGGGATGGTTAAGCAAGATATGGGAGCTGCTCGTATTGCAATGCTTCAAAAAGAATTGCGAGGATCTATTAAACAATTAGGAGATGAAAAAGTCTTAATGGATAAACAAGGTTTAATTCTTGCTGGAGCTGATAGAGCATTACGTGAAATGTTATCTATTTTTAGAGATGATCCAATAGAAGGTCCATTACAAGAAGCATCGATGGGAGTTTGGACAAAAATATTGCAAGAGGAAAGTTAAAGATTCTTAGGCTATGCTACGTGCATGGCAGGTACAAGTATCTATAGCGTTTATCGCAGAACTGCGAGAGCCGCTGCTAAACAACAAGTAGTTAAAAAGACATCAAGTATTGATGTAGAACGTGCAAGAGAAGATTTTGCATATTTCTGTGATGTTGTAGGTGATAAACCTCCTGCATCTCACCATAGAGAATGGCATCGTTATCTTTGTACAGGAGAAGATAGTGAGTGTTTAGTAGGTATTGGTGGACCAAACATAGATATTTTGGCTCCAAGGGGTAGTGCTAAATCTACAATTCTTGGTTTATATACAGCTTGGACTGTCGGTGTACATGCTCTTAATAAACAACCATTAAAAGTCCTCTATATTTCTTACACAGTTGATGTTGCTAGACCTAAGAGTGCAGCTATAAAAAGAATTATTGAAGATAGTAAAAATTATAGAGAGATATTTCCAACAGTAAAAATTGCTAAAGGTATCAACTCTAACGAGTATTGGAGTATTGATTGGAAGTTTGCAGGTATTAAATCTACTGGTGAAGAAGAGTTTACTGTTTGTTGTGCAGGACTGAAAGGTGCTGTGACATCTAAACGTTCACATCTTTGTATTATTGATGACGCTATTAAAAGTGCTGACGATATTAAAAACAGAGATATCAGACAAGCTATGGAAGATAACTGGAACTCAGTTATTGTTCCAACTATGTTTGAAGGTGGAAGAGCTATTTGTCTAGGTACACGTTTTAGACATGATGATATTCATAACAGTACTTTTACTCCAGCAAATGATTGGGTACAGATAGTTCAATCTGCTATCACTGTTGATAAAGAAGGAGAAGAGATTTCATATTGGCCTGAGATGTGGTCTTTGGATTATCTAAGAGATAGGCGTCGTCAGGCTCCAGTTGCATTTAGTTTTCAGTATCAGAATCAAATTGTACAAACAAGTGAGTTATCTCTTTCTCCAGATTTAATTGTTCGTGGTGGTATTTCTACTGAATTTGAATCTATGGGTATTGGAGTTGATTTATCTGCAGGGGTTAGAGAACAGAATGACTTTACTGTCTTTGTAATGGGTGGAAGGATTGGAAATAAGATTCACATTATTGATTGCAAGAGATTAAGAATAATGGGTAATTTAGAGAAATTAGAAGCATTAATGGAAATGTTAGAGGAATGGGGAGTTGTTCATAAAGATGGTTTAAATTATTTCCCAACAGGTAGTTCTATTCATGTCTGGTCAGAAGCAGTTGCATATCAAGCTTCTTTAGAAGCTGACTTTAAACGTATCTGTCAGGGAGATCATGGACTGTATAACGTGATATGGCATGCAGTAAAAGGTTTTAGAGGAGATAAAGTTGCACGTTTTAGAGGAATAATGGGTTTATTTGAGCAGAGGAAAATCATTTTTAATAAATATAGGAAGTTTGGACCATTAACTGATGAGATTGTTAATTTTGGAGTTAGTTCACATGATGATTGTGTTGACGCTCTTGTTTGGTTATGCAATGGTTTAATGACCAAAGGAAAACTAGAGTTAGAGTATTGACGATTTAAACTAGAAATACCACTTTCCAATGTCTCCTAGTTATTACAAGATTGAACTTGAGCAAGATGCTTACGGTTCTGCAGTAATCCCTCTAAATGATGAGATCGTCCATGACATGGCTTTACAGCCTAATGAACGATTCGATGTCGAAGTAGAGGATGACGTTATTACTCTCAAACGTCTCCATGCTGGATACAACATTGAAGAATAGACCACGTACTAAACACTCATGAGTGATAATAGTAAATCTGCGCTTGATTCCATCGTCAAGTCGGTTATAGACCGAGACGGTACAGGACCAGCCGACACCATGCTGGTTAATGCACACTTATCTCAAATGAAGATGTTTGGGATACGTCAAGGTGTTGAGTTTTACCCAGAACAAGATAATTTTGGAACACAACGTTTTGATTTTATTCAGCAAGTAATTAAGTTCAATAAATTAGATGCACGTCTTGATTCCATTTGGGATAGATTTTTAGCCTATGGAAAAGGACTATTTTATATAAGACCTACAGGTAAAACTTATAGAATTTACTGGTTTGATAAAGATGCTTATAGATCTTATTACTCTCCTGAAGGTGAGTTAGAAGAAGTAATCATTATTTATCCATATAAAGTACGTGCTAAAAAAGGTTTTAACAATGTTGGATTAAATACGGATAAACGTTATATGCGTTTACGTATTACTCCTGACGAAATAGAGGAATATCATAGCGAACAGGAAATTACTTTTGAACAAGAAGTAATGGATGTAGGAATAACAAATAAAACTACAGTTAAAAACACAATGGAGTTCATTCCATGTGTTGAAGTATTTAATAATCCAGATGCTTTTGGTACAGATGGAGCAGGTGAATTTGAATGGTTAGCTAATCAAATCATCGCTCATGATGAGATGGTTAAGAACATAAGAGCTAACTTATCGTTCTTTGGTAATCCAACTTTATTATCTTCTCGTCCTAAGCAAGATATTGTTGAAAGTAATCCCGATGATGCTGTTCAACGTCCTAGTATTTCGAGTCAATCAGGTTTCCAATCAAACTTTGATCTTTCAAGTTCTACATTTAAGCAAGATCCAATTACTCGTACACAACCAGGTTATGTAGGTAAACCTGGAAGTGGAATGAGAGTTCCAAGAGTTATTGCAAACTTGGAACCATCTGATCGTGTTGGTTTTATTACTCCAAATGCTGTTAGTACTGACCAAGCTAGATACTCAGAACAACTTAGAAGTGAGATACGTTTAGCTTTAGGTGGTATTGATGACTTAAGTATTACCAATGTCACGGCAACTGAAATTAAATCAGCATATGGACGTGTTAGTGCTACAGCTAAGAAGAAGTGTTTACAGCTTTATACCTATGGAATTTGTAAGTGTTTCGAATTAATTGTCTTCCAAGAAGAACAAGTATTTAGAAAGTCATTAGCTTTTGTTTCTGGAATTAAATATCCAAATCCTCCAGAAGATTTTGAAGATGAAAAAGCAGTTTTAAAATATGACAAAGCAAAAATTAAATATGAACAAAGTCTTCAGCAAGCTGTAACTTTAGCCGTCGAGACGGGAGAGATACCAGATGGAGTATCAGGACTAGCTCCAGACGGAGATAGAAGTGTTTTATGGCGTTGGATGGGTCCTGTATATGAAGATACAGCACAGGATAAATTAAACCAATCTATCTTCACACGAAACCTACAAGAATTAGGCGTTGATAGCATAGAAGCACTGAAGTACTTATTTCCATCCAAAACTGATGATGAAATTGCCGGAATGCTTTCTGGTTTTCCATTCAGAATGGTAGGAGAAGTACAGAGGGCTCTTTCAGCATTTATTGATTTAACTAATCAAGAGATGAGGACCCCTCACCCTCAGCAGCCTAATTTACCTATGTCTGCTGATCCGAGACTCGATCTCACTCCATTTTTATATAGAACCCTAGAATCCCTCCAGAAGGAAGTTACTTATGCAGGACGCTACCGTAGCGCCGACCCAATCGGCACCCCAAGTATCCCAGACCCAGCCGACCAGCTACGTGGCT